CCGGCGAGGGGGATGAGTTCCTGGAACTCCATGGCGTACGTGGTTTCCGCGGTACGGTCGCCCTTGATCGGCGGCAACGTCAGCACGGCCACGCGGGGGAGGACGATGCGCTGCGAGATCGTCCCGTCCGACCAGTCGATGACGATGGAGTATTCCATCGAAGTGACCGTGTTCGGGATGGTGACCGAATACGCGCCCGTGACCAGGGAGATACCGGTCGCCGTGCCCGCGGTGGTGGTCGCGATGGACGCGCCACCGGACGTGAGGGCGAGAGTCAACGTGGTCGACGTCGGCACCGACTGCACGTAATACGTCACCCCGGACGCGAGGGGCGCGCCACCGGCCACACCAGCCAACTGGACAGCATTACCGACCGACAGGCCATGCGTGGCGGAGGTGGTGAGCACACCGGTCGTGATCGCGATCGTGACCGTACCGATCGACACACCCACAACCGCGGCAACCTGGCCACCCCACGCGAGCGCGAGCGTGTCGATGTTCGTCTGCGACAGCTCGAACCCGTACTTGCGCGTCAACTCGGTGTTGATGAGGCGGAGAATGTTCGTCGACTGCCACGCGTTGACCGGTGTGGTCTTCAGTGAGGGAGTGACCGTGAAACCGGTCTTCGCATACCCAAGGTTCCGGTACGCAGCATCGAGGGCTGTGGTGGAATCGGTGGGGAGAACACTCCCGACCGGGGCTTTCCATATCGCGCCCGTTCCGGCGACGCGAATCTGAGTGGCATCAAGCGCCATGATTATTCCTTTCGGGTACGCCGAATAACCCGCACACGGGCGGGCCTTTCGAACAGTGGGGTTACTTGTGAAGCAGGATCCGGAAACGTGCGGTGTAGCGGGGAATTGGCGGGACCGGGATGGTGTCAGGCAGCCACGACGGGCCGACCTCCTCGTACGCGGACGCGAGAACCGCCTCCGGCACAATGTCGTTCGCGATCGCCAGGATCGCCGCACGCACCGTGAGCATCAGCACCTTCGCTGTGTGCTTATCCGTCGCGAGCGTGTCCACCTGAATGGCAGGTAGGTCCATCGCCCGGAAGTCCGGGGACTGGCCGCCACCACGTGTGATGAGCACGTACGGGTAAGCCGGTTGCTGCCCTGCCGGTGTCGGCGGGAGTTCCGTCCGAATCGACGCGGACGGGACAAGAGCGGTGACTTGGGCGATGGTCCGCAAGTACTGGATGATCGCAAGTTCGTCGTCGGGAAGGATGCTCAACGGGTTAGGCATCGGACGGGATCACCTCGACTGAGGTAGCGAGGATCTCGACAGTGACGCTCGGAATGAAGTCCCTCGCGCCGAGGTGATTCGCCTGGACGCCGCCAGCGGCGATGTACCAGGGGAACTCGACGCCATCGATGGTGAGCGTTTGATTGGCGGTATCGATGACGATCCTGCCCGCGAGCTCGAGCTTCGCCATCAGGCACCCCGCTTCTTGAACTCGTACCCGGCGGACTCGGCCGCTTTCCGCAGATTGAAATGCGCCACCTGGCCTTGGGAAGGCACGCCGAACTCGACGAACGCGGACACCGGGGCGGACGCGAACACGCGCGCCCCCGACTTCGTCTCCTGCACCTCAATGCCATCCACGTATTCACCCGAGACGACAGGCGCGGTGCCGCGGGCAATGTCCGCGATTTGCTCCGCAGCCGCTTTCGAGTCCGTCAGCAGTTCCGGGACCTTCGCGACCTTCTCGTCAAGATCCGGCTCAAGCTCGAGGTGAAAGTCGTCCATCAGGACATCTCCGTCAGCTTGCACTCGATATGCGACACCTGCCGGGTGCGCGGGTTGTACACGTGGTACGGCTCGCCATCGACCTGGAACAGCTGGCCGCCGAAAGTCAGGGTCGCGAACGCCGTCACGACCGACTCCGCGTGGAGGAACGCCTTCCACTTCGTCACGGTCGTGTCTCGGCCATTCAGGAACTCGATCGTGTCCTTCTGATCCAGATCCCCGAACTCATTCACTGGGGAGCCGAGTGCGCCCTGCACGCTGTTCCCGTACGCGTCAGTCGTCGTCGGGCCCATTGGCTGCACGATCACGGCTTGGGTCATCAGTTGGCGGACGCTCATGCGATCCTCGGCCACCGGTAGCGGTTGAGCGCCTTCTTCTCGATCGCGGTGAACCCTTCGCCCTCGACGGCGTACTTCACTTGGTAGCCGCCGATCCGTTCGGATTCGATCGACGCCGGCGACGAGTACGCCCGAGCGGCCACACCGAGGACCACGCCGAGGAGCGAGTCGGGCAGGGTGGCGAACCCGTGATCGTAGGTGATCCGCCATGTTTCCGGGTCGGTCGGCCAGGACACGCCGCAGCCGGGTTTCCCTGCGATGATCCCGAGCCGCTTCGACACGGTATAGGTGGACGGGTCAGCGGTGGACCAGACGCCCGGGGTGACTGTATCGTCGTACAGCTCAACCAGCGACACTGCGGTGACGGGGTGCTCAGGCAGGAAGACGTAGGCGCCGTCGATCGGGTCGGCGAGGAACACATCCCCGGCCACGACGGTGAGTTCCTGTTGGAGGTAGTCGCGGACCGTTCCACTCGCCGCCGACAGATACAGCAGCGCCGCGGGGTCCGTAGACACCAGAGGCAACGCCATGTACGCGGCGAGCTGATCGACGGTGGCGAGCGGAGTGTCCGACATCGGCTACTGAACCTCGGCGACAGTCGCCGGGGCGACCTCGGGTGTCTCGGGTGCGGCGATGACCTTCGTTTCGACCTGCGGGATCTTCTTCCCGGTGATCTCTTCGTAGTTGTCCGCGTACGCGATCTCAGCCATGCGTTTTCTCCTTCGTCTCGGTGGGGTGAAGCGGGGCGGCCATGACGACCGCCCCGCTTGGATGGGCTACGCCCAGGTGATGGTGACCTTGCCGAAACCGCCGGGACGGTAGACGGCCAGCGCGGAACGCGACTCAGCACGAACCGTGATGAGGTTGTTCTGGAAGTCGTCGACGTTCGAGTTCGTCATCTCGACGGTGACGCCCTGGCGACGGAAGAACTGACCGCACTCCTGGAACCCGCCAACGAGGGCGGTACCTGCGGGCATACGCGGCGTGGTGACCACTTTCAGACCCCACAGCGCGGCGACGTTCGAGTAGCCGCCGTTGCCGTACGCGCCCGAGAACGGGCCGCCGCTGTAGTACTGGCCGTTGGCGTCCTTCGCGAGCTGGATGTACTGCCAGTCCAGCGGGTTCAGAACGGCGGCGTCGGGCTCGACGAACGCGGTGGTGCGGATCGCGGTGCGCTGCTTGAAGATCGCCTCAGCGAGCAGCATCGGGTTCGCGAGCGTGCCCGTGGTGCCGGCGGAGATCGCCGTCTGCAGGCCGGTGCGGCCGAGGATGCCCGCGAGCGCCGGGTAACCGGTGCCGTTCAGGGACTCGTTCTCTTCCTCGCGCTGCACCTGGGCGATGAGACGGTTCGACATGAACGACTCGGCCTGGGCGACGTCCTGCACCATTTCGTCGGTCAGCTTGAAGAACGCGGCGACCTTACCGACCTGCTCGTTCACACGAGCGAACCCGGCGTCAGCCTGGCCCTTGATCGTCTTCTCCGACGTTGCCGCGGCACCCTGGGTCTCCGTCGATTCCTTCACGTACGAGACGATCGGGGAGGTCGTGGCACCCTGTGCGAACAGCTGCGCGACGGCGAGCGGCGCGAACCGCAGGTCGACGATGCCGGGCAGGTAGTCGGGCAGCGCCAGAACACCGGCCGCACCGTTCAGTTGGCCGTTGGCGATGGTCGTACCTTCGTCGATGGTCGCCGCGGTCTTCGTCTCGAGCTCGCTCGTGAACGAGTACGTGCCGCCCTTCGAGGCGGCCGCGTTCTTGAACATGTCGGACTCGACGAGCCGACGCCCGAGGGTCTTGACTGCCCGGTCGCTGTCGAGCGCTTTCGCGTCAACGGAGGCCTCGCCCGACCCCATGAGCCGCTTCGCGGTCTCGTGGAGCGTGATCGTCTCGCTGTACTTCTTCAGGTCGGCGTCGAGCGCGTCGAAACGCAACTGCTTCTCGCCCATGTCGAGCGAGTCGTCGGCGAGGACTTCCTGCGCCTTCGTGCCGAGGGTGGCCATGAGGCGCTTCGCCTCGATGAGTGTTTCCATGGTTCTCTCCTCAGAGAATCGGGGCACAAAAAAAGCACCCGGCATGGGGTGCTTGGTTCGTGCGAAAGGGGGTTGGGTCAGATGAACACTGCGGCGCGGAGTTTCAAAGCGCGAGCTTCGAGATCCGCGGTTACTGCATCCGAATCGGCATCCACGGCAGCCTTCGACTCGACGGCGGCGGCGGCTTTCGCGGCGGCGGGCGTCTCATCTTGAGTTGCGGGTTCAGCATCTTCATCCGGGTCGGGAATCCCGACCACTTCCATCAGCTCATCGATCGCCGTGTCAGCGGCTTGAACGAGAGCAATCGCCTGCAAGATCGCAGGGTCAAGATCGGTTGTGTCGACGCTCGCGAACAGATCGATCGCTTCGTCAATCGCGGCATCGGTGGCGGAGATCAGAGCGACCGGGTCGCTCCCGGCATCCGTGTCGGCGTCCTTCCGGCCGACCATGGCAGCGAAGACCGTCTTGGCGTCGTCAGCGCTGCCATGCGTGGCGCCGAGCGCAGAGGCGTGGTCGTGGATGGCCTGGATGTGCCCGGCATCCGACGCACTGTTGCGCGCGCCGGCCTTCACGCCCTTGGACGACAGGATGACCGCCTCCCGATTGGAGGGAATCGCCACGAACGCACCGTTCAGGAGTTCGCGCGTGACGACCTGCTTGCCGCCGGCGCCCTTCGCGCGAGTCGTCAGGAACGCCACCGACGTCGTGCGGATGTGGCCCTCATTGACGAGAGTCCGCACCTCCTGCGCCCGATCAAGTGACGAATACGTGCCGCGGACGATCAGTTTGCCGTCTGCGTTGATCTCGGGCGCACCCGATCCGACCGTCGTCGCGACGGACATGCCATGATCCGCGTCGAAGGTGATGTGATCGGGGAGCGGCGTCTTCCACTCGTCCGGGAGGAGCGTGTCCCCGTCACGGTCGAGAGTCGGCGCGGACAGCACCACCTCGAACGCGCCGGGGAACTCGTCGTCAGTGTTCGTGATCGTGGCGTCTTTTCGGATGACGTTCATGGTTACCCTTCCGTGCTGAATTGGAGGTCGCAGTTACAGTTGGCGACCTCTGCTGCGCCGCCGGAGTAGTCGCCTGGACCGTTCATCCCGTTCGAGAACGACTCGCCGAGGGGGACAGTTTCGCCATCCATCTCGGCATGATCGGCGCGCGGGTTGCCGCCGGTCACCCATGTCTTCGTCTTCGCAGATGAAAGGCGGGCCGCAACGAGCGACGCCAGGCTTCCGACGACGAGGACGCGCGTCAAACTGATTTGGTCGGCGCGTTGCGCCACGATCCCGTCGAACACCCCGTCCACAGTGTCATCCGGGGTGTCATCAGGTGTTGCGCTCTCGATCGCGGCCGTGATCTCGTCAGCGGTCGCCTGATTGATCTTCTGAGCGGTCGCCTTCGAGTTCGACGCCAACCACGACGCGATCTCAGCGGACGAATACGTGCCCCCGAGATCCGCGGCCACCTTCGCGCCGATCGCTTGCGCGGTCGCTTTCGACAGGGTGTGCAGAATCGACGCCAAGTCACCATCCCACGCGGACGGATCAAACCCGCCAGCAGCCTTAGACGACAGGGCCGCTTTCACCGACGCGCGTTGCTTGTCGAAGAACGGGGCGAGCGCTTTCTGATGTTCGGTGACGAGAGTGTCGCGGATCGCAGCCTTAGAGGCTTTGACCCGCCCAGCTTTTCCCATGACATCACGGAACACCTTCGCCGAATCCGCGGACTGCGTCGCATCGGTCGCAGCGGAGTCGGCCTCAGCTGCGGTCTCTTGCAGGTCGGCCGCTTGCGCCGGAGACGCGGGAACTGCTGCCGTGATCGACTCGCGCTGCGCCGGCTTGCCCAACTCGACCAACGCAGCGTTCGCGTAGATCTTGTCCATTTCCGGGTCGTCGGCGCGTTCCTTGCCGATGAGCTCACGACCGTCATTGCCGGAGATGAGTCCCGCCTGACGGAGCGTCACCGCCTTGTCGGCGCGGGTCTCGAAGTCGCCGCGGAGAACCTCGGACATGTCGAACTCGGTTTCACGCTGCCCCGGGCTGAAGAACTCCGGCAACAGCGAATGATCGATAACCGACTCAATGTCCTCAAGCCGGGGCGACATGGTGTCCCGGTACATCGACCGCATCTGCTCGGTGATGTTCGAGAACGTCGCGTGGTCGAGGATGTGAATCACGGGCGGGGGCACGTCGTAGACCATGCACGCCTCTTCGCGGTTCAACTTCCGCGACTCGATGTACTGCATCTCTTCGGCGTTGAGCTGCACGATCTGCGCAGTCATGCCCTCTTGGAGGATCAGGCTTCCGCCCATGTTGTCCGCGCCGGCCTGCCGTGCGTCGATCGCCGCTTTGAGGTTGTCCGCCGCCGCCTGTGCCAGCTCGTCCGGGTGCGTGACAATGATCGACGGGCGGGCGCCGCGCTGCCACCAGGACGCGTTCGCTCGCCTAGCGGCATCCTCGTTCAGAAGAGTCGAGTTCAGCGGCTCAAGACGCGACAGGCCCCGCATGAGGTTGTCGGGGTTGTAACGGAGGAACGCAACCACGTCTTCAGCCGGCGCGCGCAGGATCCCAGCCGACGCGACACCGAGGGTGAAGACATACTCCACGTTCCCGTCGACGTCGCGGTGCACAGCGACCCGAGATGGGTGCATGGGCAGCAGATTGACAACGGGGCCGTACTGTTTCCCGTTCGCGTCGATGTTCGCGCGCTGCTTGTACCAGAACGCCTCACCATAGATTTCGTGGGTGGAGAACGTCCACCGCCAGAACGCCATCGGCGACATCTCAGACGACGGGTTCGCCATCAGCTTCGCGAACCCCGACGA